TTTTTAATCTCTCCACTACCAGCTTTATTTTTAATACCTTTTCTTGTGGCTGTTTGAGATTTTTCCATCTCCTCTAAAGTGAAATGTTTAGATAATTGCATAGTTTATACCATAGTTAAGCAAGTGAATATTTGGTGTGGAGGTAATACTCACTTGCAAGTCTTTTATATCAATTTTTAAAAGTTCTATCAATATAGAATTTATTTAAAATAATTCATATTTATAACACATCTTATCATTTCGTTAGTGCAAGATGAACCTGTATGTTTTAAATTACTATCAAATTCTACTAATCTATTTTCTACTGAATTGACTTTTTTTCCATTTTCAAATGAAGTGTAGCCATTACAAGTATTTATATAAAATATAGCAGTTGTTAAATTATTGTATTCAAAATCTCTATGAAAAGTATATTCTTTAATTTTGTGTGTTCTTGTTATTAAATTTGCTTTAACTCTTACTAATGCAAATGGATTAATTTTATCTATAATAGGTTTAATTAAATTATATTTTGCAGTAGGAGTACCATTATAAAACATATGACAAAATTGAAATTCACTTAAAGTTGGGTCAGGTTTAGTTACATAATTAAAGTACCAATCAAACCAACCACCTTTTTGTGTAAGTTCATTTTGTATATTTTTAAATGTTTCAACATCTAAAAAATTATCAGTGATTTTCATTAATATAATAAATTAATCTTCTGTTTCCCAACCTTGACTATTATCTGCTTGGTATAATGTTTCATTCCAAATATAAAATTTTCCATCATCTGGGTAAGTAATTGGGGCTTCCCATAAGCAAGTTTCTGTATTCAAACTCCAACTTTCATAAGGTTGAACATCATAAAAAGCATCTAAAGTTTCACTATATTTTCCACCTATTGTTGCATAATTTTTTCTAAATGGTGTGCCACCTA